CGGACCTTCTCTTGGCTATCGATCCAATAGCTCAGGGGGAGATGGCGGGGGAACAACCCTGCCTTCACAGCTTGAACTGTATGCCAACAATCTGCTTTATGGCTACGGGACGATTGTTCCGGGATGTCAGTTTGCTACTCCTCAATTTGGCTTTCGGATAGCCAGCAGTGGCACGGCGGCGGTATGGCCAATCGGTCATGTATCCGCACATCGAGACAGCACTGGTCAGTTCGTGACGCTGACACTGACTTCCTCAGTAAATCCGGATTTGTCGGTCAGTGGTGTCAGTATAGGCGACCCAGTAAACGTTTCTGGATGCACGACAGATGCCACGATGAACACCGGGCAGACAACCCTCGGACCTCCAGCCCTGACTGGCACGCTGGTGAATGGCTTGACTGTGGTCTATGCCAGCGTCGGCCCAGCAAGCACGACGGACAATACCTGCGTCTTCAACAACGGACAAGGTTGGCCGAACTATGTCATCGCCAATCACAACTCCGATTTCGCCAACAATCCATCATTCTCTAACGATCCCTACAACGGCACGAATGGCGGAACGAATCCGCGCACCTTTGCCAGAAACGTATCGATCCAAAACAGTATCTTCGTAGGCGGTGGCGTCAACTCATCGCAAGCTGAGGGCACGCGCACGACGATCTCTGGGTATGATCCGACGACGTTGACATTTAATAATGATTTCATTGGAGGTCGCGGCGGGATCTCCTGCCCAGGATTCAGCGGAGCGGGATGCTACACCGAGTATGGCGGCGCTACTCCAGGATCACCTCCGACCACAATTTATGTGACACCGACATCGAACTGTACAGGGAGTGACCCTATCGTGGGTACTTGTCTCGGCGTGCTTGCGCTGATGAGTCAGAGTAGCGTTCCCCTATTTCCGCCAGCGGTAGGAGCATACATCGCGGGAGACTACCACGCCTTCCGCCTCTGCCAAGCGACGGACGTAGCGTGCAATTCAAAGCAGAGCTTGTACGGCGCAGGGAACACCAATCAGGCAACCGATGGAACTGATCTGGGTCCAAACCTTAGTGCTATAGATGCCGCCCAGAATGCAATCATCTATGTTTGTCAAACTCCTTGTGGTACCGGCCCTTACTTCGATGTTCCGACAATTGCAACCAGTCGTTTTGGAATTCTCCTTCAATAAAGGAAATTAAATGGCAACATTCACATCCCTCTTCGCTCCAGTAGGAGGTTCAACCTCTGGAACAACCACCGCCGATCTTTCCGGGACTATCACCGCCGGAGCTTCTAGTGGCGAAATCGTCTTCGGGCGATACCAAATCTTTGCTTTGAATGCCAACGGAGACGTAAACATTCGATGCGGAAACGCCGGTATGCCCGCCGCAGCCGCTACCGACTTTCGTATTCCAAGTGGCATTGTGGCCTCCTATCCCGTCCCAGAGCAATGGGATCGTATTCGGCTGTTTAACCCCGGCGCTTCCACCATCACATATTGGATTCAACCGCTCCGCCAAACAACCTAATGGCCTATCAATTCGCAGACGGCTTCGACAATTTCGGCAACACGTATAGCTATACATCTGGTTATCCCTGGACCTTGGTAACCACGACGGGGGGCGCGTGCAATACCACCACCGCTAATGTTCGCTTCGCGGCCCCTGGTAGTTTACCCGGCGCAGCCATGGTTATTGCTGCTGGCTCCGGTCTCACCCAGAATCTTTCAGGTACTCCAAGTACCCTAATCGTGGGGTTTGGAGTTTATGTCGCAAACTTGCCAGCATCTGGATACTATCCGCTAGTGGCTTTTGCTGACACCGGAACCGCACAGTGTTCCTTGTCTGTGAATGCTAACGGGGCATTACAATTTGTCCGGGGTTATTCGACAGCACTTATCGGTACGGCCTCCGCCAATGGAACCATCGCGCCCAACACTTGGTATGGTCTTGCGATGCAAGTCACTTTTAGCGGCTCTGCCGGGACCGCTTCTTTGTACGTAAATGGATCCGCAACTCCGGCCATCAACTCCATCAGTTTGAACAATATTGCGACGGCGAACGCCTACGCTACACAAGTCAAACTGGGCTTCACGACTCTTGGAACTGGCAGTTCTGCAATCATAACTTGCGATGACTTCTATTGCTTCGATTCGACTGGGGCATTCAACAACTCTTTGGTAGGTAGCGATGCTCGTATCCTAACCAAGATGCCCGCGAGCGCCGGGAACTACACTAACTGGACGCCCAATGGTCTGGGAAGTAACTTCCAAAACGCGGCGGTAGAACCTCCGAGTACCTCGGACTATAATGCTAACAACACTCCTGGTACTAAAGATTCCTATATCACGCAGAGCGCAAGCTTGGCGGTCGCCCCATATCTAGTGCTTGGGAGAGCCTCATTGGAGCGCGACGACGCTGGCCCGCATACTCCTGGATTATTCGTTCGAAGCGGATCAACCGATAGTGCTGGCGTTACCACCCCGGCTCTAAGTTCTTCGTACGCCTTCTATGACGCAGTGTTTACAGTTGATCCCTCCACCAGCACGGCCTGGACCGGACCCGGAGCTGACAACGCACAAATCGGAATCATCGAGGGTTAATTGTCAGTTCGATTAAATCAAGAAGCATTTGAGATTCTAGTAAGGTCAGTATCCTCCTCTGGAGGAAATGTCCGGCTCAATCAATATGCTCTCTTGTGCTTAGTTCCCTCCAGCATTAACGCGGGCCAAGTTCAATTGATTGGCGGACCGTTTCAAGACCCCCTAGGCAACGCGCTCTCAAATGGTTATCTAGTTGCCAAGCTCCAGCATGATGCGGTGGCGCTTAATAGTGGACAGATTCTTGGCAACATCTCCGTTCATATTCCCTTGGACATCAATGGTTTCATTCGAGGCACGGTGACTGGAGCTCCGGTATTTATCTGGCCCAATAACAGTCTCCTACCCGCAGGTGGTTCATATCTAATCTGGGCCTACTCTTCCACCAATCAGCTCGCTTGGGACAATCCCCAAGTTCAGCAAGTGCTTTCTAGCCCGAATCCATTCAACGTTAATGCTTGGATTCCAGGCCCGTAAAAGAGGACAATGCAATATCAAACTCCATCAACCGCGCCGTTCGTCAGCACGTATGATGATCCGAACGCGGATATAACTAATAAGGTGGTGTCGCATCTACGGAGGATGCGATACTTCCGGAAGCAGTATGACCAACGACGAGCTTACTTCTATCGCCAGTATATCGGTCAGCGGGATCAACGTTTCTACCCTGACAATATTACTCCCCGCAGTAATACATTTGTTACCTACCCATTTGCAAACGTGGAAGCCATCGTTGCCCGAGTCCTCGATGCTTACTTCTCCTATGAAGATTGGTTTGAATGCAAAGGCCGATCCGCCCAAGATGAACCTGCTGCCGAAAAGATGCAGACCGTTCTCCTCCGTCTCCTAAAGCGTTCCGATTTCTGCAAGCACTTCGAATCACTCGTCCGCAACATCAGTATCTACGGCCACTCGGCCATGAAGGTAGACTGGGACTGGGATGTTGACACTGTTACATACTCTGAACCTATTCCGGCCATTGGCCCCGATGGTCAACCCATCGTTCAGCCTGCCATTGATCCAAATACAATGCAGCCTGTTATGCAGCCTGTCATCCTTGGTTATAGGCCTGCACAGAAACAAGTTCCACGAAATCGCCCTCGCTTCCTCCCTATTGATGTGTACGATCTTCTGGTTGATCCCGATGGGGGGATTGTCGCGCATCTTACCGAGCGAACTTTGGGGCAGATGATGAGGGAGCAGACGGCCAGCCTCCAGGCGGCCGCGCAGGACCCCTCGAAGCAGCCCTTGTATATCCCCGAAGCTTTTGACACTTTGGTGAAGCGAGTTAGTAATAACGTCCGGCCTCCGGACGATCCGATGGACACGGTCATACGATTGGCGGAGCACTGGGATGAATATGCGCAAACGCAATCAATCATTACTTACGGAGAAGATGCGGAAGCGATTAGTTGGAAAGACCTCCGAGCCTCGTACCGCGCCGCCGGATATAGTCCATTTAAGCGGACCGTGTACGCGGGCGTCCCACTTTTATTGTACTCCGGGCCTATCCCCTTCATGCACAAGAAGTGTCCCATAGTAATGACCAACTTCATTCGGCTGCCGAATGAAATCTTTGGACTTGGGGCAATCGAGATCATCTCGGACTTGACAGAAGGTATGTGCAAGTTCGTGAACATGATCACGGACAATTGGAACCTTGGTATCAATCATCGGTATGCCTTTGATACGAATGCAGATATTGACCACGAGGCCCTGAATAGTTTTAATACACCGGGCGGCAAAGTACCTGTCGTGGGAGACCCTTCCAAGGTCATCATGCCTCTCCCGTTCTTCACTCCATCCCCTGGAGACTACCAGATTCTGGAAGTCTACAAGATGTTGATTGAGAACACATCCGGTGTTAGTGACTTCTACTCGAAGGGGGTAGGGTCACCTACAAACAACAAAACCGCCACCGGTATTAGCAGCGTAATGAACGAGTCGAACTTCCGGTTCAAGATGTTCATCCGGAACCTCGAACTCGAAATCCTCCAACCAGTCTTGACTATGTGCGCGAGCATGGTCCAGCAATACATCTCCGAC